AATCGCAGATGATTCTATAAATTCAGAACATTATGTAGACGGTAGCATTGATACCGCACATATTGCAGACGCACAAGTAACACTAGGTAAACTAGCAGTAAACTCTGTAAACTCATCGAAGATAGTAAACGGTAGTATTGATACTATACATATTGGTAACTTACAAGTTACAACAGCTAAAATAGCTAACAATACTATAACAAACGATAAAATAGCTAATAATTCTGTAACAGCAGCTAAAATAGCAGCAAACGCTGTTGGATCAAGTGAGATTGCAAATAACTCTATAACTACTACACAATTATCAAGTGCAGCACTTGGTGGTAAAACAATGTCAGGCAATATTAACTTTACTGGAGATTTAAATCTAGGTAATGGTACAGGAGATATTACAAATATCCAAACACTAGGTGTAAGAGATAGTAATCCACCTCAAATGCTTCACTTAAACGAAGTAGCAGGTATGAGTGTAGGCACAGGAACTTCTTCAGCAACCGCACAATTTACACTAGATACTTTTGCAGCAGGTACATTTAGAACTGCTAAGTACTTAGTACAAGTACACAATTCAACAGATACAGATTTTCAAGCAATAGAAATTTTATTATTCCATGATGGTACAGATGTATACTTAACACAGTACGCATCTATATTTGAAAATGGAGCACAAGCAGCATTTGATGCAGACTTAGTATCAGGTAATATAAGATTAAGAGCAACGCCAGCAAGTACAGATACTATGGCGTTTAAATTTATCAGGACAACAATAGAGGTATAAAATGGGACAAAAATTAGACTTTAATATCGAAGACGCAGGACTAAAAATTGATGGTAGTGATGTTATCGATGCTAGTAGAAACTTTGAGGGTGCAGTAGCCGCTAATAAAGTGGGCTCAGGTACTCTTGCAAAAGCGAGATTACCTTTTACAATAACAACTACAGCACCGACAAATACTTCAGGAACGAGTGACGGTCATGTATGGTTTGTTTATTCGAGTTAAGATATGGCAATATATGTTAATGATAGTGGCACATTACGTCAGATATCCTTCCTTGCAGTCAACGATGGCGGTACAATACGAAGGGTTAATGAAGTATATGTAAACGATAACGGTAACTTAGCTGGGCCGTTCTCTGCCGTTCATGAAACAACTAGAAATACTGCAACATCAAATGTAACAAATACAACCGATATTGTTACAACATTCAACACTACTACTACTTTTGATACTGATTATAATACTACAACTACATTCAATACTAGTAGAACAACAGAGTTTAATACAACAAGAAGTACAGATACTAATTTAGTAACTACATTTGCAACTACTACAGTGTTTGCAACTACAGTAAATACAACAACTGCATTCACAACAACAACAGCATTTAACACAACTACTACGTTTAATACAACGATTAGTACGGTTACAGATTTTACAACTACAACTGCATTCAACACAACTACAACGTTTAATACAAATACCACAACAACAACCGACTTTACAACAACGACTGCATTTAATACTACTACTACGTTTAATACTACTATTACAACGACAACAGATTTTACCACTACTACAGCGTTTAATACAACTACTACGTATGCTACAACACAAGGTACAGTTACAGCCTTTAATACAACTACGGCCTTTACTACTACCACAACGTTTGATACAAATACTACAACAACGACTGTTTTTAACACAACCACTGCATTCACAACTACAACAACTTTTAATACTAGTAAAAGTACAACTACTGTTTTTAATACAACCACAACTTTTGAAACTACTACAGTATTTGAAACTAGTCGTGCTACTACAACTGTATATAATACGACAACAACTTTTACAACTACAACAACATTTAATACTACTAAAAGTACAGTTACAGCGTTTACTACAACGACAACATTCAATACTACAAAAAGTACAACGACTGCGTATGAAACAACAACTACATTTACAACGTTCTTCGATACAGTAATATTAACAAACAGGTTAAGTGAATTTACAAATAGCACTTCTTTTGCAACAACAAGAACTACAACGTTTGATACAACGACTGCTTATTCAGACAATACATCGCAGTCTACAACAAGAACTACAACGTTTGCTACAACAACTGCTTATTCAGATAATACAAGTTTTGCAACAACAAGAACTACAACATACGATACAGCAACTACTTACGAAGTAAGTACAAACTACACCACTACTCAATCCACTAATACTAGTAGAAATACAGGATTAGCTGCAGTTAGTACATCATATAATACTACACAAGCTACTAATACTAGTAGAAACACTGCGCTTGCTGCTGTTAATACATCATATACTACTACTCAATCTACTGCTACAAGTAGAAATACAGAATTAGCCGCAGTTAATACGTCATACAACACTACGCAATCTACTAATACAAGTAGAAATACAGGATTAGCGGCAGTTAATACGTCATATAACACTACTCAATCTACTAATACAAGTAGAAATACAGGACTTGCACAAGTAAACACAGCTACTTCTAGAGCTACTAACACAAGTAGAAACACAGGGTTTACAAACTCTACAACTAGAAACACATCATTTGCTACGAATACATCAAGAAGTACAGGCTTCACGAATAGTACTTCGTACAATACTGCTTTTGCCACAAACACAAGTAGAAACACAGGACTTGCACAAGTAAATACAAACACAGCAAGAAGTACAGGATTTACAAACAATACTACAAGAACAACACAGTATTCAGATAATACTACAAGAAATACTAATACTGCAAGAACAACTCAGTTTGCAGCTAATACTACAAGAAATACTAATACTGCGAGAACAACTGCATATGTAGATAGTACTACAAGAAATACAAACACAGCAAGAAGCACAAATACAAGTAGAAACACAGCATTTACTAATAGTACATCTTTTACAAATTCAACAAACACAAGTAGAAGTACATCATTTACTAATAATACAACACGAAGTACTTCTTTCTCTACTAATACATCACATACTTATCAAGAGGGAACAGATAGAAATACATCCTTTGGTACAAATACTGCTGTTAGTACCATAACGGCATTTACTTATAGTTACTTTAGTTACTTTGGAGGTGTACAAGAGACTACACAGTATTTAAATACTGGTACAGCTTTTACTAATAATACTTCAAGAAGTACTCAATACGATACAACTAGAATATCTACAGGTGTAGCAAATACTACAAGAAATACATCATTTGCAACAAATACTGCTAGAGCTACAGCACTTGCTGCTGTCAATACAAACACAGCAAGAAATACTAATACTGCAAGGGCTACAGGACTAGCGGCGGTTAACACAGCATTTACAAATAGTACATCTTACAATACAAATACAAGTAGAAGCACAGGATTTACAAATAGTACATCTTTTGGAACAAACACAAGTAGAAGCACAGGATTTACAAATAGTACATCTTTTGCAACAAATACAAGTAGAAGTACATCATTCTCTACAAATACGGCTAGAAACACAGCATTTACAAATGCAACAAATACAAGTAGACTAACTGAGTATGGTGATAATACTTCACAAGCTACTACAAGAAATACAGCTACTTCTAGAACAACAGAGTATAGTGATAATACTACAAGAAGCACTAGTTACAATACAAACACATCAAGACTAACAGAGTATAGTGATAATACAGCATTTACAAATGCTACAAATACAAGTAGGCTAACAGCATATGTAGATAATACAACATTTGCTACAACAAGAAGTACAAATACAAGTAGGCTAACAGCATTTACTAATAATACATCATTTGCTACAACAAGAAGTACTAACACAAGTAGAACAACGGCATTTACTAATAATACATCATTTGCCACAACAAGAAGTACAAACACAAGTATACTAACAGAGTATAGTGATAATACTTCTTTTGCTACTACAAGAAATACAAATACAAGTAGAACAACCGCATATGTAGACAATACATCATTTACTACAAGTAGAACTACTAACACGAGCCAAGGTACAGGCACTTCTCAGTCAACAAGTTATACTACTACACAGGCTACAAATACAAGCAGAAGCACAGGTACTTCTCAGTCAACAAGTTATACTACTACACAATCTACAAATACATCGAGAAGTAGTAATACATCGCAGTCAACTTCGTATAATACATCGTTTGCAACAAATACAAGTAGAACTACTGGTACTTCTCAGTCCACAAGTTATACTACTACACAAACTACAAATACAAGTAGAACTACAGAATTTACTACAGCATATCAAACTTCTAGATTATCTTCAAGAAGTACGGGAACAAGTAGAGCTACAACCACAGTATTTAATACTACCCTAGTGACTGGCTCTAGTAGAGGTACGACAACAACATTTAATACTGCTAGATTATCTGATACAACTAGAACGACACAAGAAGAAAGAAGTACAAGCACAACATTTAACACTTCAAGAGTATCAGACACAACTAGAACAACAGCTACAAGTTTAGCTACAAGTACAGTATTTAATACAACTTTAGCAACTGGTACAAGTAACGCGACTCTTACAAGTAGAGCTACAACCACAACTTATGCTACTACTCAAGGAACTATTACAACTAGATCGACTGGAACAAGCAAAAACACTACTACTACATTTGATACTAACACTACAACACTAACGGATAGAGGTACAGTTACATCAAGAGATACAGTATCTACATTTAACACCACTAGAGTATCAGAAACAACTAGAGGCACAGTTACAGTTAGAGATACAGTATCTACATTTGAAACTTCTAGATTGTCACAAACAACTAGAGGCACGGTTACAGTTAGAGATACAGTATCTACATTTGAAACTTCTAGAGCTTCTCTAACAAGTAGAAGTACAGTTACATCAAGAAATACAGTGTCTACATTTGATACTACAAGAGCTACAGATACTACAAGAACAACAGTATTTGCTACAAGTACAGTATTCAATACAACCAGAACTACTGTATTTGCAACAGGTAGAACTACTACCACTACGATTGAAACAAGCAGATTATCAGATACAACTAGGACAACAACTCCTACAACTACAACAACCTTTGATACTTCTACGCAAGTGTTTGAAAGAATTACCGCATCAGCAGCTGGAACAATATTTGATACAGAAGTATCCAGTGCAGAAGCATTTAATGCGTCCTTCTGGGATGGTAGCCAGTGGTCCGAAAATTAATTACCAATAGAGATATAAATGAAACTACAAGAAAAAGATATCACTCCTAAATATGTGAGTGAAAAATTAGAAAGCTTGGGCAATGCTTTATTTGATTCAATACATCAATTTGAAGAAAGATTGCAAGAACAAGAAAAACATATAATAGAACTAAAACAAACAATAAGAAAATTAAAAAATGGGTAAACTAGTACCAATGTCGAGTGTTGAAGAACTCGGAGATCAGTCAACTCATATCTTTAAATCTGGGTCTTGTGTAAGACCAAAAGAAGATTTAGATGAATTATCTAGATTAAAGGAACAGATAATACCTCATAGTATGGAAGGATTACCTTTTTCTTATGATGTTTGGTATAATACTAATGAACTGCATACTGTTAGAAATTGGTTATATACTGATTTTTTAGGTGCAGGAATATATTTAAGAGTTAACTCAATAAAAATCAATGATAGACTCATGAACACAATAGTGAACTCAAAAGTCAAAATTGATAGAGAACGAATAGATAGAATTAAAAGTAACTTAAGAAATAAATATCACTTACGTCATGTTGAAGAAGAATATGATAAAGTAGTATTTCCTCCAGGAACTAATCTTCTTAGTAAAGAAAAATGTGTTCATTGGGGTAGAATAGGTCAGTGTATAGAAGAAGGGTACGTTATAAAGCCACATCCAATAACAACTGAGTTATTCGTAGCTAAATTAAAAAGAAAGTTTGGTAAGGATAAGGTTTTAAACAAAAGAAGTGGTGGCATGGAGTTATTAATGAAATGCTCTGATGTAGCTACAATGCCAAATAGTGAAATGGGACTCATAGCATTATTACTTAAAAAACATTTAAGAATGATAAGTTACACAAAAAAAGAAAGAGAAAAAAGTTTATTAACATATGAAAGTATTTATCACGCTTGTTCACAGACAAACGGATATACAGGTATAGAAAAAATACTTTCAGCAAAAAATTCAGGCATAATATTTGCCTTTGATAAAGATGCAGAGCATAGAAGAGATTTATACATAAATAATTTTTGGGAGTATAAAAAGAAAAATGATTGAGATAGTACATACATGGAATCCGACGTGGAGTTATTTCACAATAGCTTCCTTAATTGATAAAGACGAAGAATATCGTCTGCATTTATATGTCAATGAAGAAGATTACGAAGACTTGCCCGTTAACTGGATTTTTGAAAATATACCAAATGTAAGAATTTACGAAAGCTATTGGAAAAAAGATTATGCCGCTAGAGCTATCCAACATCTTAGATTACATTGGAAAGATAAAGGACTACATAAAAGAATCCTGTATGCAGGAGGCACTAGAATATTCTTAAAAACTGGATGGACTAATGAAATACCTGACGAAACTTTTTTCCAAAGTAAGATGGCACACTTATCAAGAAAGAAAGTATTTGTAGGACACAAAATATTTTCTAGCTATTATGGAATGTTAGATTTTGCAAAAGCAGATATGCCCGCAAACTGGGACACAGAGTTTTTTATTATAAACTATGATTTATTAAAAGACGCAAATGATAATGATTTATTTTATCCAAGAGGATTCTATAATGACTATGATAGTAGAGTATTAGCATCTACTAATCAATACTTCTTTAAAAAGTTACATGAAGGACAAAGAGGATTACTACCTAGATATATGAATGGTAAAAGTGATTTATTAATTCAGTGGGATGCTTTGCCTTGTAAAGAATACTTAAACTATAATGTAATGTTAAGAAAATCTTGGAGTATCTCTATACCTACAAAAGCGTTAGAACTTGGATATGCTAAGGTAACTACTGGACAGCAATTGTCTTTTCCTTGGGACTTATACTCTGATTTAATTCCAAACATACCTGTAAACTATAGAAACGCTAGAATTTGTGAAAACTTAGTATATAAAGCAAATAGACAAAAGTCTACTGCAAGTAAGTTATTACAAGTAGGATATAGATTAGGAAAACTTTAACATTTCATCATTTAGGTCGGAAAGAATTTTCCACTGTAGTTTTCCTTTGTCTTCCCATCTCTTTACTAATTTAGCTTCATTGCGATTGTGGGGATTTGAACCTGTTGAATTTATAGGCATATGCCAACTTGATGGGTAATCTCCACCTGTTTTAATCGGTAACTTTTTAGCAAAAAAATCAAAACCAATTAAAGTTATACTTTTGCACTTGCACTTCTGCAAGAAAAATAATATACCAAGAAAACCTGCACTCGGTCGTCCTCCACCAGGCGCTACTCCGTTCCGCGCTCCCACCAGTTCAAATATTTTCATTAACTCATCATCATTAAACATATCATTATCATGCCCCCACGGTGGTGGTCCTTTGTGGTCTGGGTATTTATCAAGGTGTATACGACAACGATTGAATAGTGGATAAGCATTTTTAACATCCTCATGTAAATTCATGCGAAGCCACCCTGTAATCCAAATATCTGTGCGACCTCCAATATGTTGATGTAGTTTAGGCTCAGGAATACCTTTCCCAAATCGCACAACTGTATCGAAACTTTCTATATATTCCCCAAAGTCATACTGTAGAATTTCTACTGAATTTCCCACAAGTATAATATTTTTATCTTTTGTTAGCTTTTGTAAACTGTCATCCATTTTGCTGTGTACTCCGAACACTCGTTTATATTTAACCAAGGTCCACCGTCTGTAAAGTGTAGTGCTTTTGGTTTCTTGAATTTGTAATAATTTACCATGGCATTATACTGCGCAGGAAGTTCCCCTATACTATCTGCCCAACGTAACTCATGCAATGCACCCGCTGGGGCTTGGTTTATATAATCATAAGTAAGTTCTTTACACTTAGGATTATTGAAAAGCATAAGACTTGACCAGTATTTTCTAGGATAAGCATGGTTTTTCTTGTTTTTCATTTTCTTAGGTTTGACGAGGAAACTAGGATGTTTTACCACATGAACTGTATGTTCATCGGAAAAATAATCCATAACTTCTTCAGGGTCACAGAGCCATAAGAAATCTCCATCACAGAATAAAGCTTCGCCTTCATAGTCACAGAGCTGTGGTACTAGAAAACGAGTAAAGGCAAATTCCGTACTCTCGTTCTGAAATGGACGAGTATATTCGGATATTTCCGATTTTTTGAGTGGTATGATTTCATGACTGGAATTGTAACGAAGTATGCTTTTTTTGCAAACCTCAAACATTTCTGGGTACATAGATTCGTACCCAATAAAAATTTTCATTCTATTATCCTTTTTTGAAAGTAATGTTCCATCTTTTCATCTTGCGGTACTGCATAAGGAATGTTAGGAACAAAGGGGTCTTTAATAAACGCCCATCTAGGACGCTGTCCTGGTTTTATCATACTGCGTACTAACTTTTGCATAGATAGTTTTGCAGCGTCTTCTAATTGTTTTATTCTATCTTTGAGTTCTACTCTAGTATCATCACACAATTTTATATTTTTATAATCTTTACTCTCTGGGTCTAAATCTTTTAGGTTAAACTCTTGTGTAATATAGTAATCATTTACTTCATCTGGTATAGATATTTGTAATTCTGGTAAGTTTGGGTGTTTACCTACTTTTCCTTCTTTTAAATCTTTATCTATATTATCCATAAATAATTTCATCCAATCCATATTTGTCATGCCATTGGATTCATCTGCAACTATACCTCCATACAAATTATTATATACATAGGTACACGGTATCTCTTTTAGTCTTCGTACTTCTAAGTCACCTGTATAGTGTGCGTGTTTTAAATGTAAATAGAATCTTGTATCTTCTCCTATTCTCATATCTTCATCAAATCTAAATCTAGCTGCTTTCTTAGAATACCACACAGGTCTACAATGATTATCTACCATCATCTGATTAGTTACATGAGAGAAATAAGTTTCATTAAATTCTCTAGTTATTTCATGTACTTGTCCTGTATAAGTAGCATATAAGTCACATACTCTTTCTACGCCTCCCATTGCTTTTACTTTCTTTCTGTAACTATGGTTATGATTATACATAATAGGAACATACTTTGCAAAATGAGCATAGTCTTTTTTATAATTAGCAGGTCTATCTTGATTATTCATTATCCTACTATATATTCTTTGTCCGAATCTGTCAATGTATTGTGCCCACTGATGGTATATAATAATACTATCGGGTGCGTCTTCCTCAACAAGACTCTTATACAAATTAACCCCATAAGGGGTTAGTATATCGTCTCCATCTATTTGTACCATGTAGTCATTATCAGAATCTTGAAATATTTTTAGTAATTCATTTTTACCTTTTCCTGGATTACCATTAGATTCTGTTATATAATGTTCTATGCCTTTTTCAGAACACCATTGACTTACTACTCTTTCATACTCTTTATTTAAAGTATTTATTACTACTACTGCATCTTTATATGATAGATTAGACCATCTAGGGTCAAAGTGACACTTTAACCCTTTAAAACTGGTATCGGTTTCAGCCGTTCGGTTAAACCAATCTAAGTATCTTTCAGATGCAGAAGTAAGTATATAAAATTTAAGAGTCTTCTTCACCAACATCGCCACTATTTACTTGACTACCTAAGTCATTAATATACGCTTGTCTAGCTGTTTGGCATATAGCAATAAGATGTTTACATCTTTCTATTTCTACATCTGCCACATTTATAGACACTACTATAGCTTGTTGGTCTTCGGTTAACTCACTAATAACGTGTTCTACACCGTCAATAGTAATTGTTTGGTTATTGCTCATTTAAATATATCCTGCCAATTTCCTTGTGTACTAGCTTTAGCATACTCAGTAGCACGGTTTTCAAAAAAGTTGGTATGCTCAACTGCATTTATTTGCATATCAATCCAGGGTAGAGGATTTTCAGTACTATGGAATATAGCTTTCATTCCTAATCCTAATAATCTTCTATCTGCAATATATCTAATATACTCTTTTACTTCTTTTGCTGTTAAATCAGGTATGTCTGCTTTATCAAAACAAACATCAATAAATTTATCTTCTAATTCAACAACGCGCTCTGCTGCACAGTATATCTCATATTTTAGTTTATCTGTCCATATATCTGGATTCTCTGCAATAAAAGTCCTAAAGAGTTTTGATAATCCTTCAACATGAAGTGACTCGTCTCTTATAGACCATGTTACTATCTGACCCATTCCTTTCATAAGGTTGTGTCTTGGATAGTTTAAAAGTATAGCAAAACTACTAAATAGCTGTACTCCTTCTGTAAATCCACTGTAGACTGCCATTGTTTTTGCAATCTCATGTGTATTTTTCATACTAAAGTCAGTAAGGTACTCATGTTTCTCCGCCATAGCTTGTATCTCAAAGAACTCTGTGTATTGCTCATCAGACTTCCCTAGTGTTTCCAATAGTAAAGAGTATGCTTCTTGGTGCACTGCTTCCATAGCAGCGTAACTTACTAACATCATTCTTACTTCTGGTTGTTTAAATGTTGGTAGATAATGCTTTGCATACCCACAACATACATCTACATCAGCTTGTGTAAAAAACTTAAATATATT